AATGCTGAATTTGTAACACCAAATACTAGATTGGCTTGTGTGTAAGCAGTATTTGCTTGACCAAATGCAGAATTTGTGACACCAAATATTAAATTTGCTTGGTTGTATGCAGTGTTTGCTTGACCAAATGCTGAATTTGTAACACCAAATATTAAATTTGCTTGGTTGTATGCAGTGTTTGCTTGTGTATAACCAGTGTTTGCTTGTCCGAATGCTGAATTTGTAACACCAAATACTAGATTGGCTTGACTATAACCAGTGTTTGCTTGATAATATGCTGATGACGTATTAATATCAACAAGATATGTATAATAGTTGGCAGAATTTGCTTTATTATATGCGTTGACTGCTATATTACTTACAGTATTTGATGAAGAGAATGATGTATTAACAATTTGAAATATTGTATTAATCGTATCTATATAAAATTTACCACCAATAGTAATAATACTAGAATCAGAATTATTACCAATGAATAGTTTATTTGATACATATGAATATGCAAGTTCGGCAGGTGCTAATGATCCTGCCGCTGGAATTGGTGAAGTGTTTGATTTTTTTATTTGAATTATAGTATTAGCCAATTAGAAACTTCCCCCATCAACAATAGGTAGAGTTTTTATAACATATAATTGTCTGCTGGCATCATAAACTACTGTTTCATTATTGTCAGGATTTGAAGCATCAACATCTGCTAAACCTGCAAGAAAATTGGTTTTTTGTGCTGTTGCTGAAATGCCAACAGTTCTTATTTCTCTTCTATTTGGGTTGTTGATAGCAACCCTATATTTACCTGATGATGTTACTGTTGCTTTGATTGACATTTTTTCTTTTTGTTGCCTACATCTTTATTTAGATACTTGCGGCAATACAGTAATAATTCCTTCTAGAACCCTTGAGACTGAAGAATACGCATCAATAGTTTTTACGTCAAAAACATATCTTCCTGCTTTGATATTTGCAGTTTCGCCAGCAGTCAATGACAAAGTGATTTCACCATTTGCTGGATTTGTGATAGTGCATGTTATATTAGCAGATGCATTTGCTGAATAATATGATCTTCTCAACTGACTTAATATAGTATAACCAGCAGTATTAATAGAAGCATTCGTAATATCATCTGTCAAATTGATGATATTAGTAAATGATGTTCCTTGATCTATGTAAAGTTCTACAAATCCTGCCATTTAAACCTTTACCAGTTGTTTTAATAGTTGTTTGATTTCTTGAATGTCATTCTTCATACTTGCAACTTCTTCTTGCATAGTATCTAATCTTTTTTCACGCATTTTTCGCTGTTTATAATTGGCGAGAGCCTCATTATCTTTGTTGATAATAATACCCTCGCTTACTTTATAAAGTCCTGGAATTTCAGTTTTTTGTTCCACTCAATATTCCTAAATTTGCAATGCAATAACACGTAAATCTGCTACTCTTGGTACAATTGATGTATCATCTGCAAGAAGACCAACTTTTACTGAAAAATATTTATATCCTGTAAATGTTGCAGTATTTGCAGTATTTCTATATTGAACTTGACCCATTGCCCCTGTTAGATTTGCAGATTGGAATCCATATTGATATTCAATAAAGTCATTTCTATTTGACAGTGATGAATAGATACTGTCACCAGAAAGTTTCTTTTCAAGTTCAATCCAAGGTCTTTGTGCAATTGGATCTGAATCTTCTGCATGAAGAATCTTTACCCATACCTTTACATCAGATCCGGGTGGTCTATATGATGTCAAGAAGATATTCATATCTTCCGCATCCTGACCTTCTGCTAGTGTTACTGTTTTTGAAATATACTTATCAAATAATTCACCACCAGAAGCAGCAGTTTCATTCAATGTATTGCTATTAATTAGACTATCAACAATAATTGTATGTGTTCTGCCCAAGTCAAGAACAGGTGAGAGATATTCAGATGTTGTTGACATTGATACTTGAACTTGATTTGTTCTATTATTTGACAGATTTGTTACTTCATTTGATCTTGAAAATACTGCATTTTCTTGTGCAAAATAATAATTTTCATTTGGCGTAAATGACACATATGTTCCAGGTGTTCCTGTATTTGAATATGATGACATACTAAACAGAATTGATGTTTTACCAAATTTCAAATATGATGGTTCAAGATCAACAACAGAATATCTGAAATTTCTAATTTGACTTATTGTTGCATAAGTTTTTGTTGTTGTATCAAAGATTCTATCGTTAGCAACAAATAAACCATTTGAACCAGACATAAATGCAACAAGTTCTGTTGCAGATTGTGTTGCTGAAGACAATACAGCATTTCCGGTAGGTAATATTGACGAAATTATTGCAGTTACACCTTTTGATGTTCCATTAGCGTATCTGACTGACACTGATTCACCGGAAACATATCCAATATTTGACATATTGTATGTTGTACCAACAGAAATAACAGCACTATTAACAGCAGAGTTAGCACCAATAACTAAATCTGTTGCAACAATTGATCCACCAGAAATATTTGATAGTGATAATTTATTTCCTGTGATCCATGAATTGCCAAAATATGTTAATGATGATGAAACATTACTTAACACGAATTTTTCAATTGGTTTGCTTGATAGTGTTGCAACACCAGTAATATTTGTTGTAAATGCTGCTCTGTAAATATTCATTGTAATATCTACATCAGGGACAATATCCCATATAGAGCCATTGTTTGTCGTAAATGTTGTTCCTGTAAACAGTCTTGAATTAACCGGATTTTGTGTGTTTATATCGGTTTCACCAATTCTTGATATCCAGAAATAGTAATTTGGATTTGCTGCTTCTGGATGCATTATGAATGCATAATATTTGTTATTTTGTAAAAATACTGGTGATTTAAATTTCACATTCAAAGGATTATCAACGCCATTTGTTGAAATTGGTACTTCTGAGTTTTTATACCAAACTTCCGAAAATGGAACTTGATTCTTTACAATATGACCAGACGAATCAGTTTCAAAAATTTCAAACCAGACACCAAGTGTAGGATGTTTTTCGGCAATAAATACATCAATAGAAGTTATAAATACACCCTCTTCACCCTCTGGTGCCTTCACTTTAAATGCATATGCCAAACAAGAACCGCCACCACCACCACCGCCACCACCACCATCACCACCTACCCAACCGCCACCGTCTCCTCCAGTATCAACAATTTGTGGCAGAACAAGATATTGTGATGGATCTGTTCTGTTCTGACTTATTGGTGACTGTCTATTTGTAACTTGTCTTGTAGAAAGAATTGTGTTTTGTTTTGTTTCTACGAGACCTTGTGCAACAAAATAACCGTTTGATATAGATGTTGCATCATCTGTATTTGTTGGACTGTCTGTAACAACAATTTTCTTTGTTCCAACATAGAATTTCTTTTCTGCTGGAATACGAAGTGCAGCCCAAAGATTACCCTTTGCATCAGCGGTCAATGAAGAACCTTCAGCGGCAGCTGGTTTAAAACAAATAACAAAATCAGATGATGTTAAAGTATTATATTCAGAAGATGTTAATGGCGTAACATATGCAGACATATTAACATTATCAAAATATGTATAGAATTTAGCATAAGGTTTAAGACCCTGTATACCAATTTTAATTGTCTGCGATTTAATGTAATGTACTATACTTACATCAACAACTTTATCACCCAATGAATGAGATTCAGTATTTGTTATTACAAAGTTTTCTGTTCCTGTTCTAGAACTTGCGTAAAGAGTTTCAACAGTGACTGATGATGTTGATTGCAATGATTGTGCAACAGCAGTGGCTTCAGCAGCAGAAGAATATGAACCAACAAGTCCTGAATTATTATAAACTTTATAACCAGTAATATATGACTGCCAAGAATTCCAAGTTTGACCTGTTGATTGAATTGTTTGATTAACTCCTGATGCTGGTAAAGCACCTCCACCAAATATAACAGAATTATCTGGAAGTTGATTTACATCCACGAAAATATCATCTGATGGAGTTAGAGTCATTCTACCAATATAGCGATATGTTATTCTTTCTGTGTTTCTTGTTGTTGTCACATTTGGATTAGAAAGAAGCAATGCTTCAGTATATGTCAAAGTAACAATATCACCTGTTTTTTGAACATTAGAACCAGAATCATAATTATATTGAATAGAATTCATGTTATATAATGGACGAATACTCTTTTCAACAGGATCAACAACAATTCTATAATCTGTATTGTATGTTGCACCAAGAGAATGATCAGCAAAAGTATCAACGAAGATACCATTTTTGAATCTATCAATACCAGAAGTGTCTAAAATCTTCATATCAGCAGCAGATTTCTCTAGAAGAGAAAGTGAAGCATAATATTCAAGATTGACAATCCTATCTTTAAGAACACCAATATCTTTCATAGTAAATCTAATGTTTGCAGTCTTTTTAGTAATAGATGCTAAATCTTTTCTGTTCAGCAAATTTGCATAATATAGCGATAATGATGGGTATGGTGAAATAGTCAATACGCTAATTGGCATAAGTGAATCTGATATAGATGGTGTAATTGGAACTGCGGCAGATACGCCTTTAATGATACCAAATTTACCAATTTTATCCAAATAAAGAACATCTTTTCTTGCCAAATAATACTGATAGTCATATGATATTTGACTATATGGCGCTGGAACTCTCATACCATTAACATCATAATTAAATCCAGAAGATGTTGATGGATTTGTTGATGCACCTGCAACTGTTGTTGAATCTGCGGCAGTCTTTGTTTTTATTGGACGAAAATCCAAATGATTTCTTAGATCATATTGTTGTCCAGTTATTGCTGATTTGTAAATTGGTACTTGTGCAGTTGTTATTTTTGTTGGTGATGAATTTGCATCATCAATTGGATAAGAATCAATTGAGAAGAATCCTTGACCAACAGTAAAATCTGGTTCAAAATAATCAAGTCTGACTAAGAGATAATCTGTATTAGTCAATGATAGTTTTGGTGTTATTGTACCAAACTCATAATATGTATCTTTTTGACCATTATCAAATACAAATGATGATGTTACATTGCTACCTTGAGTATTGCTTGTGAATGCAACAGAATCTTTTCTGATTTCTTTAATTTGATACACATCAGGGAAACCAAGACTGAATGGTCCTGTTGTTCCTGCTGAAGCACAATTAATAGAAACAAATCTATCTGGTCTTAGTGTTTTATTGATTTGTGATGCTGTAGTTTTTGCAACATGATATGTTACTGTTGCTGGCACAGTTGTTGATAAAGTTTCTTTCAGATCAAATGACAATTGTGTTGATGTTGCAGACACTGATCTAGTAACACCAGTTGTTCCTTGAACTGTGAGATCAATAATATCACCATTCTTATATTGTTTCTTGAATGAAGATCCAGAGACGGTATTTGCAACTGCTGTTGTCAATGTCAAATATGCTGAGTTTGCAATAGATTGAATATAATAAACACCAGAAACGCCTGTGATTGAAAGTTTGTCACCAACATTCAATTTTGTAAAGTCTGCACCACCAGCACCAATAAGTTGATTTGCTGCGTTTGAAACTGTACCAGTTAATGCTACATTGGCATCTGCACCCAATGCAACAATAATTTCACGTTTTTGTGAATTTGATAGTGTTGCTGTACCATAAGGGAATTGGCTGGCACCAGCAGGAAGTGCTAAGTTAAATGTGCCAGATGCTACGTTACTTACCAATGTGGTTGTATTATAGATAAATGATGTATCTGAAATACCAGATGGCTTAATAGTTTTTGTGAAATCTGATCCAACATAATACAACATTGGATACAATCCTGTATCTTTTAATGCTGCATTATTTGCTGAATTTAATACGATATCAGCACCAATATCTGCTGTTGATGCATTATCATAATAAATGCTTTTTACGTTGCTGAAATTGTTGCTTCCTAACATTCTAATGTCTGTCAAATATACATTGAATGTTCCTGATGGTGTGCCCATTGTTCCATTATCATATTCAAATGAAACGAGTCTGGCAGTACCAATTTTATTGCCTGTTTGTGCTGAAGTTGACCATTTACTTGATGTCAATCTTGTTTGTGCTGTGTCATAAAGATCCAAAGCTGTACCTTGATCTAGTGTCCAAGATCCTGTACATTCTTTTACTGTAACATAAGAACCCATACTGGCAGATGACAACTGATTATTTACAGAAGAGTAATCAGTAGATTTATTTGTTGAAAGATATGACGTTGACAGTTTTGCAATTTCATAACCTTGAACATATGCCAAACCATCAGAAACTTGAACTGATAGAAGTTGTGAATTGCCGCCATTTGCTGAAGTTAATAATCCACCATTTGTGCCATTATCAAGATGTTCTCTTAGAGCAACATTAAGACCACGAACATAATAATGACCGGATTCATCATAAGTTCTTTTTGCCATTTCGTCTTGTAAAATATTGTATTGTGAACGATCAAGACTTGTATCAACAATACCATCTTGTATTGTTAACAGAGGAACAAAATCTGGAGATGTTGTAGGATCATTAATATCAACAACTTTCAAAGTTGCACTAATTTTAAATCTATCTGCACCTGGAGCAGAATAGTTTGATGATTCAAGTGCAGGATCTAACAGTGATGCATCATCAGTATTTGATACAATTGTTTCTGTTAATTGAAAACCAACTTTTGCTGTTGGTGTGTCATCATATCTACTAATGATGATTTGTTGTGTTGGGAAATAAATGAAATGTTCTTTAGCAAATATAACACCTTCAGAAATTCTGAATGAAGATGCTGTTCCTGTTGGCGCAGATGAAACAACAACAAGTGTACCAGCATTACTATTTAATACTTCACCTGCTTGGAAAGTCTTGATAGAGGAATTTGAATTTGAAACTGTTCTGTAGTCAACATAAATTGTTTTTGTATTACCTGATGCTTCTGTACCATCAAGAACAAAATTAATATCAGCAATAATACCTGAAGTAGCACCTGTTATTGTTTGATCTTGAAACTGTGTAATATTAACTGAATTGTTTGAGTTATCATTATCTTTTACTTTGACATAATATGTTGGACCAATAACAGAATTATTGCAGTGTAAAGCAAAATTGCCGGGAATAACAATGCTGCCTTCTTTAAATACGTGACTGCCGAATCTTGAAATCTGTTTTTGTAAAAGAGTTTGAGACTGTGTTAGTTCACGACCTTGAACTGCATATCCTGGCCTATACAGAATTCTATAAAATTCTTTATTTTGATCATAGTCATCATAATATGGTGCCACATTAAAATCTGTAGTTAGTGTGCTAGAATTAGCAGTATTAGCCATTGTTATTTCCCTTTAAAATGTCATTCATTTATTTATATTAGAATTTCATAATTATCTTGAAGTCTTCAATTTGATCTGATGCTCTTGTAATAGGTTTGATATTATCTACATATAACAATCTTCCAGAATATTTTGTCATATCTGGTGTTGCAACAGAAGCAACTGATCTGGTAGTAAAACTAGATTGCCCAATCAATGTTTGAGATGCTGTTGGTGTTCCTTGAACATTTATCAATGTTACTTTACCTGTTGCACTTGACCATGACACAACTCTACCTTTGAATGTTGCAGTATTAAAACTTGCACCCTGATAAACAAATTCATCTAGAATATAGTTACCTGTACCAGATGTTGTAATTGATGTTACTTGAGAAAACACTGATACTGTTGCAACATTTGATGTGTTACTAAGAATAGGATCTTTGATCAAAGCAATTTGACGATAATCATTTGTTACAGGTAATGTTCCATTTTCATCATATTTAAACCGACCATTTATCAATATGTTTTTGCCACCAAGTTCATATAATGGATTACTACCATGACCACCAGGAGGACTGATAATAGCACGAGCACTTGCGTTAGAAGAACCAAAACCAAGATCAGTTATTGTTACGTTTGCATAACTATATCCAGATCCTCTGTTTGTCATAAGAATTGAATTTACTGTATTTGATACGTTATTGATTTTTGCAATAGCCGCTGCTGATGTTCCATCACCAGTAATCGTTACTATAATATTTGATACATTTGTATAATTGTTACCAGAATTTGTAATAAAGATGCTATCAATAGTTCCACTGATAGCAGAATTCTGTACTTGCCATTGAAGTGATCCATCATTAACTTTCAATGTTTTTACAGGAATGTAACTTGGTGTTACATATCTGATTTGATCACTAGAAGATAATGTATACATATATTTCCAGATATAACCATCAGATGTTGTTGTCGTAGTTGATGGATTTACTGATGTGGGTTTGACAGTAGATTGAATATTATTATAATTATTTCCAATACATTTGTATACATTATAATCATTTGTCAAGACATAGAATTGTTGATTATAAAGGGAATCACTTAGATGATCGTATGCATTATAAACAGTGTTTGCAGTCCAATCATATCTAGGAATAGCGTGTGCAAAATCACCACCAAAAAGTTCTTTTCCGCCGATCATATTGTTCCATACATCATATACAGTAGCAACAGATGCACTTGCAGTATCAGGAGAAGCATCATTTGCCCATGCATAAACTTTACCGAAAGTAAGATATAGAATTTCACCAGATGTTGTGTTTGCTACAGAATTTTTAAATTGTTCTGCATTATTCACTCTCAGATCATTAAATGTTGCGGAAGTTGTCATTGTCTGTTATGCGTTCCTTTTTTATAACTTTATTTATGCTGTAATTGCACCAACTACTAGATTACCAGAAGTGTTAAGTGTGTTGGCAACATTTTGAGTTACTTTAAAATAATTTGTTGCACTGTTACTAATCATATATATTCCATTAAAGACATTTGAGTTGATACCACCACTTGTGTACTCAATGTATACATTAGAATTTACAGAATAACCGTGTGTTGTGTATGAAATATTTATTGTGTTTCCAGTTTTGGTATATGTTTTTGTATTAAGAACAATTTTGACTGAATCATCTGCATTATCTGGTCCAGACAAATTTTCATTCTCATTAAAAAGATCAACTTCACCAAACAATTTCATACCTGCTGGATGTGTAAGATTATTTAAAGAATCTCTGTAACTATTAATTGACTTTGTGGACTTAACAACATATGAGAATATCTGATAATAGTCTCTGTCTTCAAGGAAGTTATATGAACTGATATGTCCATCATCATTAAGATATTTTCCTGGATAAGTATAGACACCAGTAACAATTGTTGCATTTGCTATTGCAGTACCATCACCAGACTGTTTCAGATTGATAGTTGGAACAGTCTTATATCCTGAACCACCACTTAGAAGTGTGATAGTTTGGATAGTACCGATTGATGAATTTGATGCTTTCAGTGTTCCACCAGAACCTAGAATAGCAGAAACTATAATATTTGCACCATTTCCTGTTGCTGAAACCACATTGGCTCTTGGCAACAATGCTTGAGAATACCCTGAACCACCAACAAATTGTCCTGTCATTTGCTGAAACTTTACTTGACTAATTGAGTTGGAGTTGCCCATATTTACATTTACGACATTAGCAGTAGCACCAACACCATAACCACCAGGAACATTGATGAATTCAATTAGATCACCAATTTTATAGTTTTGTCCACCATCAATAATTTCCATATGACCCAAGATACCAAGTTGCTGGATTGCACTGTTAGCAACAATAGAAAGTGATGGTTCTTCTGAATAATTTTGTCCTTCACTTATAATGAATATCGTTCTAGCAGGTCCTGTGTTTGCATATGTCCAATATGACATTGCATTAGCAATCGTTGTATTTGCATTTGATGAATTAAGATTGCTGTAAACTGTATTGTTTATTGCTGTATTGGCTTCAAGACTGATAACACTTGAAATGATGTTATATGAATTTGGATGTATAGAAGAATCATCCAATACAGTAAATACATTTGCGTTTGCACCAGATCCTGTGCCACCACCAGAAAACAACAGTTGGTCATTTACTCTATAACCAGCACCGCCTGATAAAACAGTAATTGAAGCAATACTTCCTGTAGAAACAGAACTGATTATTGCAGCTGCACCTGTGCCACTGTTACTTTCAATAGGAATTGAATAACCAACTGTATAACCAAAACCACCATTTTGAAGAACAATTGAGTTAATGATACCAGAATAAATGTTTGCTGATGCATATTCAATAGATTCATCGCCGTTTATAAATGTCCAAATTTTTTCACCATCTTGAAATGAACCTGTTATGTTTGTTAGAAACAGTTCATCAATTACTGTGCCTCTATCATAATATCTATCTGTCCGATCAACAATTGCTGTTGCATTAGATGTTACACCAGTTATTTGAGTACCAACATATTTTTCTAAGTCTAATATATTGGGTGCTGAAACATTCGCAATCTGTACATCTTTTACTTTTAGTGATTTTTGTACAAACCATTTTCCATCTGATACACGAAGGATATCTTTTTTGGGATAATAGAATTCAATCTCTTCATCATAAAGAATTCGCATAAGAAATCTGGTTGCTTTCTCAGTTCCTTTTGCTCTATAGAAATCTTTGATATGTTTGATAATCAGAGTTTTATCTGCTAGTATATTTTTGGGAATATACTTCATGAACGTGTCATAAAGTCTTTCAGCAAACTGTGTCTCTGTTAAATCAATATCTCTGTATGTTTGGACATTTTTTATTTTATTGACAACTTTATCATTTTGTTCAACATATTCATAATATTTTTCAAGAAAAGTCACAAAGTTTTGGTGATCATTCCTTACAAAGAATGGTACTTGTGAATTGATTAGATTACTAATTTTATTGTTTGAAATTGTCATTATTCTGATACTACAGTTATTTGAACGCTTCTTGGATCAGCTTGGTCTACTGTAAGAATTCTATTTCTTAGTGGTTCAATGATATCATCATCCGACATAATATTAAATGTCAGATAGTTTGGTTGATAGAATGCATTGTCTTCTACACTATATGCTCTAACACTGGTTAATACTATTTGTCCAGTTGAATAGTTTATTGTACCTGCATTAGTATTAATTACAACTTTTTCACCATTTGTTTTATAATAGTATGATCTCAGAGTACCAACATCTGCATCTAGTGTAGGTACAGCAACTGCACCAGAACCATCACCATCAACAAGTTCAACTGTTGCATATGAATAATCTACACCTGAGTTTGTGATTTCAATATTAGTAACACGACCACCAGAAATAACTGCTTTGGCTGTTGCACCAGAACCATCACCTGTTATTACTACTGTTGGTGCTATGCTATAATTGATTCCTGAATTTGTTATAGTGATATTATTAACACCTGTCATAGCTTCAGGAACTTCTTCAAAATACACATTTCTGCTTACATTAGCAGAGTCATAAACTTCAATCGTTGGAAATGTTGTCAATTTATCTTTATGTGATACTTGACGTAATGGTAGATTGTATGAGACCGTGTAATTTCTTCTGTTATTAATATCTATCACTATTCTTTTCTGAACAAAAATTTCAATGCTACTACCAGTAATAGATTGTTCTGAATTCTCAATGTAATTTTGTAGTTTGCTCTTCCTGAATACTGACTCAAATTTATTTAATTCCATATCAGAATAATCATAGATTGCTGCTTTGACATATTCAGCAATTTGGTCAGCCGTGAGTGATGTTAATTTAGAATCATACTTGACTGTACCTTTGACTTGCAGAAACACATAATCAGGATCAACAATCTCTGGTGTTACTGTCAAAACATTTCTAGTCTTGAT